GCGTTCAGCGTGATGTCACCTGTAAACGTCGCTCCAGATGCACTGACCAGACCGAAGTTGGTCGATGCCGTTCCAAGGGTTATGAAGCCATCGTTGGCCGCATTCCTGATCTTCAGCGTGGCCGGTGTGGTGCTGGTGTCTAAAAACACCATGTGGGCAACTAGGTTGCCCGGGGCCGTTGATCCACTGTTGAGCGTCTGAATCGCTCCAAGGATTGAGTTCAGCTCAGTACGAAAGTTCGCACCTGACTGGTTAGCGAGTGAATAGTCAGTTGCCTGTGCCATCAGGTGATCTCCTTGCCGTGGCCGACGGCTTGATAATCAAAGTTCCTGTCCACAATGCTACCGCCAGATGCCTTGAACGTAATGGTGAAGCCAGTCCTGCTCACACTGCTCAGCTCAAAGAAATCACCCGTAGCCATGTTGGTTGCCGTAATGGTGATGCTTGGCGTGCTGTAGAAGGCAGATGGGAACGTAATTGCCTTAGCACCCGTGCCGCTAGCAATGTTGCGTTCCTGCTCTGTCCGGCGCTGCAGCTTTACCGACACGCCTAACGTTTCGACCACGGGATCCTGCGTGTCGTTCTCTGTTTCCATCTCAACCTTGAACTGAAAGCCACGCCCACGTTTTGTGGAGTTAGCAAAAGGCTCCCAAGTGCCAAAGGTGGGTGATCCGCTTGGGTCGTCGTTGGTCGCTCTGACATACAGCTCAGCGTTGGTCTCTGACAAGTCGTCAGCATCGATGTCGTTCCAGGTGTCGATAAGGTTGGTGCGTGAATCCCAGAAGTCGTCAGGGTTGATGGACTTCATCTGCAGGTTGGCTAGCAGCTCAACGTCAAACTTTGCGCCAAGGTCAAGCGTGTTGGCAAAGATGTAATTGCCTGTGCTTTGGACGCCGCCAAAGAAGTCCAGGTTGGTTACAGCATCAAAATCAGTGATCGAGTCAATCAGACCCTTGCCCGACAAGGTAATGCCGCCCTCTGTGACGCTGTTAAAGGACTGCGAAAACGTGCCGGTAAAGTTCGGGCTCTCCGTAAAGGTCTGAACAACTTCTAGGTCTTGAGGCTCTGGCAGCTCGACCAAAACCTTGGGGATGCCAGATTCAACCGCATAGTTGCCGACCGAATCTTTTGCGCGAACAAGATAATGACCGGATAGCAACGGAACGATCTTTCTAGTTGAACTGCCGTTGACAGCCGGAACAATCTTTTCGCTGCCGCTCCACTTAATGTCTCCAGTCGTGCGTGGGTTGTGCCGGATCTCAACCGTGCCACCAATCCGAACATCCAAATCATCAGCTTCCGGCCAATGCAGCTCTGCCGTATGCTGGTCAATCGGTGTGATGTTTAGGCTTGGAATGTTGCTTGGCGGCGTGCTCTTGCCAACCGTAGTGATTTTGCCTGTGGTACGAGAAGAACGACGTTTACCTGTTTGCTCAACATCTAAACCATAACCAATCGCTGTAACGCTGACTTCATAAACACCCACCTCGCTATCAAGAACGTCAAACCCTGTCGCAGTAACAGTTCTAATTAGAGGCTTTTCATCATCAAATTTGTATTCAACTTCATATTCCTGCGCCCGAGCAGATTGCTGCCAGTTAATCTTCACCCGCTGCAAAACTTTGTCGCCTTCTTCATACAACTCCTCAACCAAAATAAGGTTAGTGACCGGATCTGGCTTTTCAGCAAGCTGCGTTACATCGCGTGGCGTAAATGTATGGCTAGCTTCAATGACTGCATATTTGTCCTTTTCATGCGCTAAGGCAGTGATTTCATAGGTCGCTTCATTCTCAACAACAGAGAGAACACGCCAAAGGCTTAAGGCTAAGCCGTCATAGCCAATAGCAAAAGCACTGCCAGCGACAGGCGCACTGTTTAACGTTTCGCCAGGTGTAACCGTGTTGCCAACAATCGTTGAATCAGCGACAGCTTCGACTTCATAGATCAACGCACCTGTTCTAGGGTCAATCTTTGCAGTACCGTCAGCGTTACGGCCTTCTGTAATGACATTCAGCGTAAAAGTGCTGGGCGCTTGCGCGCCAAACATGTCAACATCGCTGCGGTCTAGCTTGACCGCTGTCGTCGTCGAACCTGACGTAACGCGGCCCGCGACTGTTTTACCAGCACGAACAGGATCACCAATCTTGATTAGGTCGCCTGGCCGAACGGTAATGCCAGCAGCGATGTCAGTCTGAAAGCTACAAACCTCAGTTTCGTTGTGTGCTGAGTAAAGGAACCAAAGGCCAAGACGACGCGCCTGCGCTCGACTTGTGCAGGCAAAAGCCGTGATGTTTTGCTTGTTGTAGCCATATTTTTTGATGGGCTTGAAGGATGTTTCTGCTAACTCAACCAGCTCGTAAGCGAAGTCCCTGAGGTTGTTGTCGAAGTATTTAACAGATACACAGGTCGGACGATTTTTGAGGCTTGACCCTGAGTAACTAAAACCATCTTGCGTGACGTTCGACTGATTGAACGTGTATGCAAAAACGTCAGGGGCGTCCTGAGCAACAGTGATGCCACCAACCTCCCAGAATGGCATTGCCCTGAATACAGAGCACATTTCCTCGATCAGCTTGAAAGCCTCTTGTTGTGTTTGCAGAAGAACGTTGCAGCTGAATCGTGGCTCCTGACCACCCTCAAAGTTGTCTACCAGCTCACCACAGTATTCACTTGCTTTCTTGAAGCTGTACAGATCAAGATTGCTGGCAGTATCAGAAGCACCAGTGAAAGTTCCTGCTGAATCTTTTGCTCGCTCCTCAGGCGTAAGGACTTGCGAGCCTAGGCCGTACCTAGTATTTGTAAGCAAGTCATAGAGAATGAACGGCGGATCTGTTGTCCATTCTCTGGTGGTTTTCAGCGTGCCGTTAAACGTACCTGAATAAGAAAGCGAACCATCAGCACGCACGGTTGCGTTATGTGGGATACGCACTTTGATGCCGCGTATCTTGTAACTACGTTGCGGGATACTTGGAAACTGCTGTGCATCTAGCTTGAGCCCAAACAATGCACTATTTGGGAAGCGTGTTTTTTCGCTTATTTTCTGAGTGAAGTCGTACCAAATAAAGGTGTCTTGAATAATGTCGTCTGGCTCATTCAACAAATACGTTCGCGTGATTCTTATATCAACAGGAAAATTGCCTGTAATGTTAATAAGATGCGTCCTTTGGTACAGATCAGGCGTATAGCCAAACAGTTTAAATTTGCCGTTGCCAAGATAATCGTCGCCCGTGTAGTCGCCAAAATCAACAGGGTTGAAGCCGCCACTGTTGTATTGAACTTCTATTTTGTACTCAACCCTGATGGATTTCAGGGTGCCTGTGGCTTTCTTTTGGCGTGTTAGCGCAGGGCTGCCGACAGTAACCCTGACAGATGTGACATCCGTGTCCGTAATCTGCCTAGTGACTGGGGTGCCGTCCGCAACGTAATCTCCTTTAGATGTGCCATCTGGCACCGTTGCTTTTGTAACTTCAACGTTGACAATAGTGGTCGATTGGTTTGCATCACCAACGTTTTGCAAGAACGGCTGCGTTTGGGTGCCTAAACGGTTTTCAAAAACCGCAGCACGCATGTCAAAATTAAAGTTCTCAACAATGTCTGGGTCATCTTTTGTTGAGTTTGATGTGACAGTTGCGTCAGCCGCTAAGACCGGAGTGTTGTTGAAAAACGTGTCCTTTAGGGACGCCAAGAAATATGGGTTTGTGTCCTTTGTCAGGCCGCTTGCTGAAGGAAACCCCTCAATCTCGCCCTCGCTCAGCAGGTCAATAATCCGTACGACCTGCTTTGATTCATAAGTGTCCTTTGGCATGTCACTCCAGCGGATCGACGTTTAGGCCAGCCGATACAACAACACTACCGACGATCACCTCTCCATAGGCAACCGGCACGGGCACGCCTTCTCTGCTGACGTTTTGCACGCCAGAAAAGCTGAAGTTGTTGCGCGGATCGTTGTCAATGTCAGGCGTAGGCACCGTAGGTGAAAGCAGACCGGCAACACCGGTCAAAGCTAGCCCGATGCCAATGTTTCCAGCCACTGCCGCTAGTTTGACGCTAGTCGCCGCCGTTGCTGTAGTAGCAAAACCAGTTGCCCCAAGACTTACACCGGCAGTAGCAAACGCGGTCCCGATCAACACGGCACCCAAAGCAATAAACGCCAGATTCCTGAAAAAGTTGGCTCCCGTGACAACAGGAATGATCCTGATGTCATCGTCAGCCATCAGCGGATAAGTCAGCTGGTGAGGCGACTCCCCTAGCTCTAACGTGTGCGGGCCAACGGCAACGGTGTAATGCCCAGTGCCCATGATTGAGCGCAGCTCAGGAAAGTTGCACAGCAGAAACCGAATAGCCTCAGCCGGTGTCCTGGCTACTGCCTCAAAAACTTTCTGACCGCAGTGCTCCGCCAGGTGCCCGTACAGCCTGATTTTGCGAAGCATTGCTATCACTCGCCATGCTCTTCAATTCTACCGGCGACTCAAGGGTCAATCTGCAACCAGCTTTCGTCTGCCATGCCATAGATGAACCACGGCAAGCCGTATTGAGTGCAAGCCTTTTTGTCATTCTCACTAGGCAAAGCAGGCGCACCAGGGTGGCTGTGGACTACAGCTAAAACCTTGCCAGTGTCTTCAGCAGCCGCGTAACCCATCGGATCAAGGATGAACACGTCATCCTCATCGCTCAGGTTTTTACAAGGCCAATAGTGCTCAGCACCGTCAAGCATGACTAGCAGCCCACAGCACTCCTTAGGTGCTTCTGTCTCAGCGTGCTGCACCGCTGCCTTCTGCCAATCCTCCATCAGTTATTCAGGCCAACCGCAGGGAACGAACCAAACGGCAAACCACCGGAAGCGTCACCAATAGAGCCATCCGCATTTGTGAAATGCAGACGGCAGTCGCGGATTGTTTTGCCGCATTGACCTGAGACCTCAATCGGCGTCGTCGTCCCTGTGACGACTTCTGGCTCGTCAGTAATCGCGGCATTGTCCGAATTCCACACAACATTGCTGCCATCAGAATCCTCAAGAACTAGAACGCCATCATCTTTGAGACGCAGCTGCCTAGTTGTGTAGCCAGTGGCCGTGACCTTGTAACCAGCTCCAGCCTCCTGCAGCGTGCCCTCTGTCGGATGATTAACAGCGAAAGGGTTGCTACTAGTCAGCGCAATTTTAAGAACAAAATCTTCGTTGTTTCTCCAAAAGCCAGTCTGGCTGTTGATCGTGATGCCTGTGATCGTGTTCCAACCAAAGCCCGTGTAATTGCTGTGGTCTTTTGAGTAATGATCTGCAGGAATCTCGATCGAGGTCAGGTTAAACGTGACGTTCACAGAGCGGCTGCCAAACTCATGGTCTGCATCTACAAAGTTGTGCGTGGCTGTTGTCGTTTGTCCTGCGGCTGAAGGGCTGCTGCCTTTTATCTCCCAAGTAAAAGCCCCTGAGCGCCCGATCTCTACATCAGGCGGATACCACTGGTCTGTTCCATCAACACTGAGGCGAGTCAATGAGGAGATCTGTCCCAGCTCATGTGTCTTAGTGCCCCAAACAACAGAGCCACCTGCATAGTCATTGCGGTCAACGTCGTCGTTGTAAAGAACGAGGTTGCCGTCAGGCTGCATTTTTAAGGTGTAGCCGTTGGTATTTGTACCGCGTTCTGTCCCTGAACTCCAAAGCGCATGATCTGACGATCCACCCGGCTTTTTATAGATGACAAAGTTGCCGTCGGCTTGCACCTTCGCAATAAACCAACCGTTAGTGGAAACCAGCGCGTTGCCCTCCGTCAGCTCTGAGCCAGTAGTCAGTTTTTCTTGGTTTGTTGAGTAACCAAAGCCGGTCGGATTAGAGCGCGAAAGCGCTACGCCATTGATTGTGAACTCATCAGAGCCGCCGTAGCCACATTCCTTGCTCTTGTACTCCCACTGGCACAAGTTCTGCATCACAAGACGACGCGGAGCCTTTGTGTTTGCCATGTCAAAAGACGACACCAACTCGAACTCAACAAAGTCCCTGTTTTCGGTGACCTTGCGGTCGATGTAGTAAACCTCCTTAGGGAGTTGCGCGTTTGCTCCAGAGTCAGGGTTGCCGTAGGGATTAACGCCGTTCTCCCAGTTATCGCTATCTAGAAAACGGCTAAGAGTGCGGATCCTTGTGACCCGTGCGCCAGAAAGGTCATTGCCTGGGGTGATTTGGTTGATGCCGAGCAGCAATGCTGTCATCTGGCTTTGCAGGTTGGCAAAGCGAATCGACGGCCTGGGCAACGTGCCATCACCGCTAAACTCAAACCCTGACGCCTCTACAGGCAACGGAATGTAAGGCGTGCCGCCGTACTTAATAGAAAAGGCGTCAAGGATGTCGTCCGTGTTGCTTGGCACGGTCGTCTTACGGTTGCGGCCTGCGTGGAAGTAATACTCCTCATCAGAGCCGTGCAGATCTTGAAAAAGCTTCAGCTCAAACAGCTCAATGATTGCAAAAGGGCCGGAGTTAAGTAGCTCAACAAAAGCAGTGCTCATGGCTCAATAACTTCTTGGAACGTCGCTGTAATCGTTGCCCTGTTCAAATACGGTATGGACTTTGACCAGTCTTGGCAGATCCACTTGTAGGTCTCCGAATCATCCGGTGGCGACCAGTCAAAATGTTCCGCTCCGCCGCGTGCTTCAAGGAAGGTTTCGATAGTGTCGGCATCAGTTTCTGACACCTCAAACTTCAGGCTCCACACCTTGAGGTCAGTATTCAACCCAAAGCGCAGGCGTTGGCTGTAGCCGTCCCCCAGCTGCACGTTTCGCACAGTTGGTCTACTGCGCTTGCTTGCCCCGTAGGTCGGGTTGATCGAAGGGAAGGTAGCCATCAGCGGGTAAGCAGACCACCAGGTCGCTTCTGTTTGATCAATTCTGCCTGCACTGCCTGACCAATCAAGCGACCAAGCTGATCGGCGTTGCCTTGGTTGCCCTGCACTTCCGTTCCAGAAGCATCAACATTGACGACGACGCTAGTGCTGCCACCTAGCTGGTCATTCGGAACAATCGTGCCTGCACGGCTTGGGACAAACAGCTCAGGGCCACGCTCA